ACCCTGTGGTTTGGACATCTTCTCAATCTGCTGAGTCAGTTTATCAAAGGACCCAGACTTCTTCTTGAGACTTGCAAAAGACATGTGTTTCTCCGTTGTGGTTGTGTGTTTTGTATTTGCCACCGTATTATAGTGGCATATTATTTAGGTCTTGTCAAGGGACCGTGTGCGGTTTATGATCAGCACACGCTCACCATCGTGAGTGAATTGCAGATCGTCATCAGGGTCCCAGCAGAGCTCCTCGTATAGGTCATCGAGTTTCTGCATATCTTGCCACAGTGCATCAGGATTTGGCATCTCTCAACTCCTTCCTCCACGTTTGCAGTTTATCTTCCATGGTCTGAAGGATCATCATGAGATTCATGCCTCCAGAATACTCTTGTGATAGGAGGTCGATGCGATCTTTGACAAACTTTGCCTCGCTATCTTCCTCGTTAGTTGGATCCAGGGAGTGTGATGCTAGTGCCAATCGAGAGTAAAATACTTTCTGTTTGGCAATTAACTCTAGGGTCTTCTCCACATGCTCCAGACGTTGCTCTGGATCAAAGTCCTTTAGACCAGCAGACATCTTCAGGAGCTCTGTATAACACTCTTGAATCTCTTCTACCTCATCTCTTACTACGTCGCTCTTGAAAAAATCGTCAGTCATAATGGCAGGATTCCTCTGCTCGTTCGTTTAATGTAATTAAGTTGTTGTGCGTCCCATTTAATCTTGTCCTTCAAAGGTTTAGAGATTAGTTTACTCACAGTTTCAACCTCAATCTCAAACTCTTCACAGATAGATGTGACTGCTTCTATGTAGTTGATAAGACCCTGACTATCTTTAACTCGTGACTCCACGAGTGAGGTAAATTTACCTTGTGTCATAAATTTTTCTTCAATTTCTTTCATTTCATACCCTCCACATAGTAGCGGTATTCTTGGATCCACTCGATAAGTGTGTCCATGTAGGGTATCTTATCATACTTTTCAACAACTTGAATGTCTCCTTTCTCGGACACTGAGAGGGTGACAAGTTTGTCTACTTCGATACCAGTCATTTCGTAATACATGTATGCATATGCTGCCTCTTGGACAAAATACTTTTCAAGCATTGCGTCATTCTTAAGGCGGGTTGTAGTCTTAAAGTCAATGATCGCTAGAGCATTATCAAACTCAGCAATGCAATCAACACGACCAGCAATCCCCAACCTAAGAGAATAAAGAGGGGCTTCAATACAGTGAATGTTAGAAATACGATCAAGAGTCTCACGAGCAGCCCTGAAAAGGTACTGGGGAAGACCTTTGCTTTCTTTAACTTTTTCCAATTCATTGTTTAGGTAATGCTCCACGATGTTATGGTATTGAGTGCCACGCCACGATGCAGCACGGCGGACTCGCTCTGCCTCAGTATAACCTACTCGCTTCTCCCAGGCAAGAATACCTGCCTTAGTATTATGACCGACAACAGTCGTGACGCTAGGCATCCAACCATCATCGGTCTTATAGAATCTTCCGTGAGGAAGAGTCCTGCTCTCCAACTCAACGAGAGGAGCGGCAGGACCCACATAATTAAAAGTCATTCACATTCCCATGTTAATTTTAGATACAAGATACTCTTTAACCAAACCAGATCTAACGATGTCCTCGATACCAAACTCAACACAGTCGAAGGATGGCATGGACTGTAGGATCTTCATGAAGTCAAGCACACCATTGCGCTCGTTGCTCTTCACAAGATCAGACTGGGTGTAGTCACCAGAGAAGATGATCTTAGAATCTTCACCAACACGAGTGATAATGGAATCAAGCTCATGGAAGTTGAGATTACTAAACTCATCTACAATTATAATACACTTGTCAAGTGTTACGCCACGAATGAATGAGGTGGACCAGAAAGAGAC